AAGCGGTTATTGCCGCACGGACGCAGCAGATGGCGATTGAGAGTTCTTTGGCCTATGTAGAAGCGCTTCGTATGGCAAAGTCTGAGGGCGATATCGCAACTCTGAATAATTTGTTGTATGCAACCGAACAGGCTACTAACGCAACTTGGGGATTGGTCTATGCAAATCTGGCTTTGGCTGGACTGGACGAAGATCAGTACCAAGCGGCGTTGCGGAATATCAATGCAATTCGGGCTATGGCGGACAGCGCCGTACAGAGTATTGGTAAAACCGTGGGTGGCGTGACGGACGAGTTAGAGGAGATGCAGAACGGATTGAACGACATCCTCGATTATGTAATGGATATGCTGAAACAGCGTATCCAAGATCAGATCGACGGATTGGAGGACATGAAGGATGCGTACTCTGAAATTATCGACCTGAAGAAGCAGTCATTGGAGGCCAGCAAAGACGAGGCAGATCATCAGAAGACCATGGCATCTAAAATGCGTGAGATTGCGAAGCTGCAAGCTCGTATTGATATGCTTTCTCTGGATGACAGCCGCGAAGCTCAGGCTGAAAAAGCGGCGTTGCTCAAAGAACTGAGTGAGCTTCAGTCTGATTTGGCCGACGAACAGGCGGACAGAACACTGGAGGCTCAGGAGGACGCTCTGGATAAGATGGAAGAGTCTTATCATGACGAGAAGGATAAGGAAATTGGGATTCTGGAAGACAGTATCTCTTCTCATCAGAAGCTCTATGATATGGCAATCTCTTATATCGAGTCTCACTGGGATACGCTGTATAGCGAGCTGATCAGTTGGAACACGCAGTATGGTGATGTGCTGAACAGTGATATTACGAATGCTTGGGATAACTGCTTGGCTGCTGCACAACGGTATGGAAGTTACGTGTCTGCTCTGGGAAGTATCGGAGGAGACATCAAGGCCACGCAGTCCAGCGGAACAAATTTCCAAGTTGGGAATGCTACCTACGACAATAGCTCCAGTGGCGAAGATATGATCCATGCGATCATCAAAGAAATGTATGCAAACAGCAAGCAGCACGCTTATGAAGATGCTGCCGGCAAGCTCTATCTGAACCGGCGCAATCTTGAGCTTGGCGCACAGCTGGCACAGTATGGCATTACTGCGGTGCGCGGCAGTGATGGTGTTTGGTACGTAGATCGCGTGGGTGGGCAACTGCTGTACGATAAGTACAGAAAGTACACCTATCATGAGGGTGGCATTGTCGGCGGAGGAGATATCAAGTCCAACGAACAACTCTCTCTGCTGAAAACCAAGGAGTGGGTATTGAGCGAACAGATGGTGGACAATCTGACCACACAGATGGATCGTATCAATATGCTCTCTGACGCAATGAGTGATCTGCCGGATTATGCTGGCAAGTCTACTTTGTCTGATGTGATGAAGCAGGTAGGCGGCAGTAAGACGGTAAATAATATCACCAACAACAGCAGACCCATTGAAGTGCAGATTGGCGATACGATCATTCATGGTGCCGACCAGTCTACGGTTGATAAGCATATCAAGGTTACACGCGATATGGTCAATCAGATTGGACGGCTCATTGGAATCGGGAGATAAGATTGGGACGCCCAATTTCGGGCGTCCCTTTCATATAGCAAGGAAGGGAAGACAATGTTCAAAAGCTATGAATTTACCTATGCTGGTATGCCCGCTTCCATGTTTGGTATGTACATTGCGGATATGTCCAGCAATAAACATAGTGCCAATAGTTTTGGCAATAAAGCAAATCTGGTGGAGACGCGGCTGGCAAATCGTGTTGCGCCGATCCACTATGGTGTGCGATATAACGATAGTCCGTTGAGCTTTACGTTGATTTTCGGAGCAGATCATAAGTTGGATCGCTATGAAATGCAGGCGGTTTCAAAATGGCTGACAGGGTATCAGGAGTACCAATGGCTCAGTATTGATCAGCCGGATATGGAGCATATTCAATTCCGGTGTCTTGTTCAGGAACTGACGCCTATTCATCTCAGCTGGGTGCCTATGGCGTTTGAAGCTAAAATCATCTGCGACTGCCCATATGGATATAGTTATCCATTTGCGAAGACCTATCAAATCAGCGGGGGAACAGCGGTGCGGTTTTACAACGACAGTACCTGCATGGAAAAGTTGCGCCCAGAAATGTTGGTCACTCTTGCTGCCGGCTGTACCAGTTTTGCAGTAAAGAACAAGACGACCGGAGCAGAAATGCGGTTTGATAATTTGCCGGGAAGCAGTTTGTCTATCCGCGTTGACAATGAGAACCAGGTAGTTACCGAGGAAGTTTCTGGCTACGATCTTTATGAACACTTCAATTTTGTGTTTTTGGAGTTGGAACCCGGAGACAATGAATTGGTATTCACTGGAACTGGGAGCGTAACGATCAGCGGTCGATACCTTTATAACGTCGGAGCATAAGAAAGGAGGCCAGAGGTGTATCTGGATTATTCTAAATTGGAAGCCAGCCAGATTAAGCAACCCGCTTTGCGGTTGCAGACTCTGGCCGGTAAAGAGCTTGGGGTTATCCCTTGGGTCAGCAACCTTAATTTTGAATTGAACTATGCGGATGTAAGCCGTGTTGAGTTCGATGTTCCTCGGCATTCCGATGGGAAAATCAATCCGGTTTATCATTTGCTGACCAGCTACAAAATGCTGTTTACCGAACAGCTTGGTATCTACATTCTTCAGAGGCCGGCTACATCAGGTGACGGTGTATCTGAGGTAAAGCATATTACCGGATACTCTATTGAGCAGCTTTTTGAGAAAAAGAAACTCTATTTGGAAGAAGGAACGTATAACTTCTGGAATCCTGTTCAGCCGGAGGATACTATTCTGGGCCGTATTCTGGAATTGGATACGACATGGAGTATTGGGTATGTTGACCCCAAGCTGATTGGATGTTATCGCACCTTTGACGAGTACGATAGCGACGCCTTGAGTTTTTGCTATGGCAGTGCTATGGAGAAGTATAACTGCACGATTGTGTTTGACGTGTACGCCAGGACAATTAGTGCTTACGACGCGGGCAAAAGCCGTGGAACCGTACCTATCTATCTGAGTTATCAGAATTTGGTGGACGCGGTTGATCTGGAAGAGCTTACCGATGATATGGTGACAAAGCTCCATCTGTACGGATCGGACGACCTGAGTATTCGGGATGTAAACCCGATCGGCACAGACTACATGGTAAACCTGTCATACTTCATTTCCAACGGCGATTTTGATGTGATCGCCGAGGGCAGCACAGTTACTTTGGCCGAGCGTGTCAAGAGCTGGAATGCTGCAATTAAAAGCAACCAAACTCACTACACCAATCTGGTAGCAGCACGGGCATCCAGAACCGCCCAAAGGCTGGCGGAGGAAGCGACACTCGCTTCGCTGAAAGGCGATTTGGAAGTCCTGACTACGCAACAAAGCGTAATTATCCAGGCAATGGCTCTGGAATCCACTGCCGCTGGAAAGACAAGTCGACAGCAACAGCTGACAGAGATCAATGAGAAAATCTCTGCAAAGAACTCTGAGATTGAGGCGCAAGAAACAGTGATTGCGAATTTGCAGGCAGAGATTGATCGGTATACCACTGATATTCAGGGTGTTGTAGAGCAGCTGTCTATTTCCAAGTATTTCACAAAAGCCGAACAAAAAATCCTCAACCACTATTTGATTGAGGGCGAAGCGGCAGAAGAAACTTTCGTTGCGACCGATGTAGATACATCGGCTTCTGGTGCCATCTCCACATTGCAGGGGGAGGTTACATTGACCGGGGCTGATATTGCACAGGCAAGTCTTAACGGTAAAAGTATGTATGCTATTGCGGGCGGCGTTTTGAAAATTGCCAGCGCAAAGCTGACGGCAGACATTGTGCGTGGTACTTTGGAGGTTAACCCAAGTACAAACGAATATGTACTGACGGTGTACATGGGATCTACGACGTTTGATGAGCATAGCTTCCCGAGCGGACTTGTTACTGCATCCGGCATACTTTCTCAGTTCAGCAGTGATATTTCTCCTGTTTCTCAGGATGGGGTAACGGAGAACAAAGGCACCCAGATTTCTTTTGAGGCGGGCACATCCAAGCTGTTTTTCACAGTAAATGTGAACGAGTATCAAAAATATTCTGTGGCGCAAGAGCTGTACGCATTTGGCGAAGAGCTTTTGGATGAATGGGCATGGCCTGTTTACGAGTTTTCCATTGATACGGCTAATTTCTTGTTCCAGAAAGAATTTGAGCCGTTTAAGAATAAATTGGAGTTCGGCAAGAACATTTATCTGAACGTCGGTGATGGTGGTGTGATCGAGCCGAAGCTGATCGGGGTAGCTCTGGACTTTGAGAACCCCGAGAAGTTGACATTGACCTTTTCTAACCGTTTCCAAAAACGTGACGTAGTTGCGAATTGGCTGAGTGAGGTCAATAAGGTCAGTGCGTCCAGCCGCAGTTTTGATACCAGCAAATACCTCTACAACAGAACTGCGAATAAGACTACTCAGGTTTCGCAGTTTATGGAGAACGCCTTGAATGCGGCAGTAAACACCATTATTGGCGCAAGTAATCAGAGCGTTGTGATCAATGGTGCGGGTATCCA